TTAGGAAGGTCTCTTGCCAAGTGTCGGGGTTCGCCTTGAGGACTTCCCTGACGAATAGCACGGGGTTGTTCTTGTAGCGGATGGTGAACGCAACAAAGGGGTTGTTGTTGAGTTCGTCTTCCCTCTTGTCTTGGATGCGGTCTATTGTTGCCACAACCTGTGGATGTAGTTTCTTTTTTACTGGTGCAGTTGATTCTGTCGTCATGTCAGGATTGTGCCTTGATTTTTTTTATTTTTTTATGGGGGTGTGGCGGTGTGGGTAGGGGGTACGGGGGGGGTGTGGGGGGTGTGGGTTCGGTATCTGTCGGGGTGCAGTTTCAGCGCCACCCATCGCGCAGATCGAAGGGGGGGGGGTAAACCCTAGTCAGTCAGCAGAAAACAGGCAGAAATGAATACTAATCTCTACACCTACTTTACACTATGTTCATTATGTAAAGTTATTTTGCTGTTATCCACAGGTTTGTAAGCAAGATTGTGGATAACTTTGCCACTTTCCACACCAATGTGGATAACTATGGCAACTTCTCTGTGGATATGTCCTCGACCACTTCAACGCGACGCAATGCGTCTAGCCTCATGCCAGACAAGTTGACCTGCACGCTTGGCATCTTGTTCTGCGCGTATGCAGCAGGATTCCAGCGCTCTGCCACCCATTGCCTCGTCTGGACGCGCAGACGCGCCTTGTTGACCTCCTCGATGTCTGTGTCGTCGGCAATCTCGATCATCTGACCTACGATATGATCCGCTGCTCGCGCACGCACGCGTGCGAGAAAGCCTTGCTGTTCTGGTGCATCCATCCATTCTGTCAGCGCCTTCTTGCTGACACCAAGAGCCACACATATCCTTGTCTCGCTCATTCCCGCCTCAAACATATTCGTGATCTGCTCAATCGGCAGCGTGTTCAGCAATGCAATGTCGTGAACCTTCTTTTTATTTCCAGCCATTTAAAAGACCTCCAAGGCATCAAAGCTACTTACACACCACAAAGCATCAACTCGCATCTAAATCTCCTCCAAAGCCCGATTAGCCCTATTTTTGCCTATCTTGCTGGTGTCAAAGACTTTCTCCATAGGTTCACCAGTCAAAACATCCGACTTCACATCGTCAAAGCCTGACGCACCGCCATCAGGAAATGGGTTCGCGTCCTTGTCCAGCCGAACCATCGCAGCACAAGGCATCAGCGCCTTAATCTTCATGGTCTCCTTGAGAACTGGCGAGTCCATGATCAACTCCAGCTCTTCCATCGTCCAGATGTGTCTGTTTTGGACATCGGGTCTGAACTGCTGATACAGCGTCGCGTCGTGATGTGTACCAACCACCACCATCACCGACCCGTCTTGCATCTCATGCTCGACTGCAACTATCGCTGGCATCTCAGACACCCCATGCTCAACCGCCCATGCTTCAAGAGCTGCATAAGCCTTAACCATGCCATTGACCGCACGATCCAACTTCATCTCGTCCCTTGACTTCGACGCATCGAACACTCTCTCTGCTTGTGTCCAGAACTTAATCCGAAACTCTGAGTCCACCAATTCGATCAACCTGTTGATACCCCAACGCTTTTCGTGGTCTCTCTTCACCACAGACAGCTCAACCAACCTCGAATTCATAAATACCTCAAAAGTATTCATTGGGAAATCTGGCTGCTTTATCCCCTTAACCAACTTACCAATCGATTTCTTAACCATCTTTTTCTCCAATTCTAAAAATCTAAAAACTGCGACATATCCAAAGGGGGACAGATGGGGTGTATACATACACACCCCATCCATCTGTCCACCTTTTTGGAGTAGACAAATGCATTTCTTGTTGTCCCCTATTTGTCCCCCATTTGTCCCTGTCCCCCCTCATTATTTCTTCACCAAAGCAACGAAAGATTTAGGTTGTTTTGAGTCCTCATGCTCATCAAACATAGCCCAGCACATATCACCATAAATAGTTACTTTTTGCATTTCCACCAAGTCCAACTTGATGCGTTGCCAAGCCTTCTTTAGCGTCTCTGGACTGACATCACTACCAATTCGAGCCTTGAATTCGTTGCGCCAATGGTCAAGTTTTATGCACTTATTGCGCATCCCGTTGATGGTTTGCATCTCCCCAAACTTGGCTATTGCTTCATGCAAAGAGTTCAAAGCGAGCTTTTGGTTAGTGCCTTTACCCTTCTTATCTGGCGGTTTGTTGGCTTCTCTTCTGTCGTTTTCTGCTTCGTCGTCGGGTTCTACTGCAAGGCTTGATGCACCTTCAAAGTCGATAACTCCACTTGATCCAGTCGTGACCTCGACCATCCTGAACCCTATGCGCTGACCGTCTTCCCCGTCCTTTTGTTTGGAGATGTGCAGGATTCCTTTTGGCGGTTGAGCGCCTTCGATCCTGATGATCTCCAGCTCTGTGTCCACTGCGCCTAGCAGTGAGCTGTGACCGCGGAGTCCTTTGGTTGCGTCTTTACCAGCGTGGTGTACGACTAACAGCGAGCACTCGTACTTGCCTTGTATAGCGCCAGCAGCAGTGATAAATGCACCCATGTCCTCACTTGCGTTCTCGTTGCCACCGCCAAACGCTCTAGCCAAGGTGTCAATGATGATCAGCTCAAAGTTGATCTCGTTGATTGCTTTGAGGTCGTCAATGGCTGCCACCAAGTCCTTCAAGTCTGTCTGACTGCTTCTCAAGTTGACCTGCCTTCTCAAGAAATAGACTGGTGTTCCTGCTGGAGTGCTGTGGTGAATCTTCAGGGCTTTGATCCTTGTGCCGATACCGCCATGCCCTTCACCTGCGATGTAAAGCACTGCACCTTGTTTAGTGATCTCGTTGCCTAAGAACCGTCTACCTGTTGCAATGCACTCTGCAATGTCCAGCGCCAAGAATGACTTGAAACTCGCTGGCGGTGCGTATAAAGCCACAAACGCTCTTTGAGGGATAACTCCTTTAACCAACCACTCGACTGGTTCGTCCTCGATGCTGTCCCATGCTTCGAGCTTGAATCCTTCTCTAACTGGCATGACCGCGGGAAGTTCCAACTCTTCTGTAATTGGTGTCTCAGCAACACCAAGCAACCTTGCAGGAGTCGTTACATCATCTTCAGACTGCACAGGCTTGACTTGCTTGGTGATCTCTACCAAGTCCTCTTTGCCTTTGCCGTACTTGTTTACGAACTCGTATGCGTCTTCTTTTATGTCGTCGAGTCCAAGGTCAACCACTCGGATACTTTTTGTAACCGTCTTGAGAGCCTTGACTGCTTTCCTTGCGTATTCCCAGCCGACTACATCGTTGTCAGGTATGACCGCCACCGTCAGACCTACAAAATATTTGACGACATCTTCTGGAAAGCTACCAGCACCTGCGTGTGTACAGGTTGCGTATGCACCGATTGATCTGATCGAGTCGGCTGCCTTCTCGCCTTCGCACAAGAAGACTGTTCTGCCTGTCTTTCTTGCAAACTCAATCTCTGGTAGTTGATACGGGACTATGTTTGCACCCGTCATTGATGCGTGCTTGATACCGTTCTCGTCCACCTTAAATTGTTTGTAGGTCTTGCCCTTGTCGTCGAATGTTTTGTATCTTTGCTTGATGTGCTGAGTCACACCGTCCTCGTCGGTGTAATGCCACTCCTGCTCCAAGACTGGATTTTGTTTCGGTAACGGTTTGATCTGTGTCAAGAAGTCTGTTGGGTTTGGCAGGTCTGGCAGCAGACCGTAGTCCTTAACTGCACCGAAGACTTGATCTTGCTCACAGCCCCCGTGACATTTAAATAAGACCTTGCCGTCCTCTGCATCTGTAACTGAGAGACTTGGATTCCTGTCACCGTTGCCTTGACCGTGTGAGCTGACGGGGCAACTCGCTAGCCACCCTCCGCCTACCTTCTTTGCGTTGCCAAGCGCTTGCGCTATTTGTTCGGCTTGCATCTAGTTTTTCTTTCTATATTTGTTTTGTTAAGACTCGCCATGCTGTGGCTGCGCAAAAGGGTGCTTGAGCGTTACCGATGCATTTAAGTCTGTCCACCCGATTGGGAATCCCATCAACCATTCGTACAGGTTCGGGTTGATTGAATGTGGAATGTGTGTCCCATTCTTCAATGCATTCTTGTAAGCCCCAGAACCCCCGCAGTTCCCGCCTCCGCTTGGAGTCGTTGGTGTAGCCCACAATCCAGATTCTGTCGCGTTTGTGTTTTGCTCCAACATCTGCTGCTCCCAGCACTCCCCAGTTCGCATCGAACCCCATCGAGGCAAGGTCACACAATACTCTGTCGAGTCCTCGAATAGTGAGCATTGGTGAGTTCTCAATGAATGCGTACTGGGGCTGTACTTCGCGAATGATGCGTGCCATTTCTCCCCAGAGTCCTGATCTTTCACCGTCGAGTCCTGCACGCTTTCCTGCTGCTGATATGTCCTGACAAGGGAATCCTCCTGTGACGACTTGCACTCGTCCACGCCAAGGTTTGCCGTCGAATGTGGTGATGTCGTCCCAGATAGGGAATCTAGGTAAGAGTCCATCAGCTTGCCGTTGCAATAGAACTCTGCGTGGGTAATCTTCGATTTCAACGGCACACACGGTACGCCACCCCCACAAATGTCCTGCAAGGGT